AAACCCTAGCAAATACGCAAAATAATTCCAGAAAACCATTGACTTTACCTGATAATGGAGTGACTATGGAGTGACCAGACGAAATGGCACTAAAACAAGCAAAATCAAGCGTTATGTCGGAATTGGACGAAAATAAACATGGCTCTTCGAGTGACTATGGAGTGACTAGGAGTGACCGGATGGCGGAACTGACCGGCGTAATAACGTCGGCTTCGGCGACCGGTTCTCCATCGTCAAATGAAACTGAATGGACAGTGTTCCTATACGAAATCCATCACTCATCTGTGCGCTATCTCTACAACCGCCAAGAAATCGTAAAAGCTGCCACGCGCGAGGAGGCTCTGGAAAAATCTAAACTGCTGGAACGAGGCGACACTCATGTAATCGGAGTCTCTCTAATTCCAACCGCTCAATATAATGAACTCAACTGCCATAGCTGGAAATGGTGAGATGGAGAACAGTGTAATATGCAGCAAATCGCCTGACCACAATGCGCATAAATCAAATGGAGAATCCTCCCGATAGAGGCAGCGTATGATTCTGACCATCCAAGCCCGTCGTTACACCGGCAACCGGCTGACGTGGTATGTCAACGTGCCGAAGGATTTGCGGGTGGGCATTGGGCAGGCGCGGAAGAAGTTCAAGTCCAGACGCGCCGCCGATGGATTTGCGGCCAAATTGGAAAGAAAACGCCAGTTTCGGGCGTTTTTGAAGGAATTTGCCGATTTTGGGAGTGTTTGTCACAAAACGCCGAATTTTGCCGCGGTAAATGAAAACGGCCAAGAATTGCCTCCGCTTATGCTTTCCGACGCCTTTGCCGCTGTTATCGCCTCAAAAAAGAATTCCGGCAGGCGCAAGAACAGCATTTCAACCCTTACCTGTTCCCTGAAATCGTTCGCCAAAGCCTGCCACAAGCCTGCTGGCGACGTTACGCCATCCGATGTCGAGGCTTGGCTCTACGCCGGCGACTACGCCCCCAAAACGCGCAAGGGGCGGCACACGGACTTGAATACCGCCTTTGGCTGGCTCGTTAAACACCGGATGGTTGCCAGCAACCCGGTGGCGGCGGTTGACCCGCCGGCGGTCGAGTTCAAGTCGGCGGAAACAATGCCGGTGACGGATGTTGCCAAACTTTTGCATACCTGCCAGAAATCCGACCCGGCATTGATTGGCTTTCTCGCGCTGATTATTTTTGGCGGTCTTCGGTCAAAGGAATCCGCGCGCGCGCTGCCGGTCAACGTCCATGATGGAATTGTGGACATCGGCGGCGATCAAACCAAATTGAACGTGCGGCGATGCTTTCCGATTCAACCTGTTTTGGCCGCGTGGCTGGAAGTGCCGGGCGCGGAGATTGGCGGGCAGAACATTTACAACCGATTTGTGGCATTGCGGAAAGCCGCGGGAGTGACCGTGCCGGATAACGGGTTGCGTCATACTTCCGTTTCGTGCTGGATTCCCATATTGGGGCCGGAAAAAACCGCGATTATGCACGGGCATTCGGTTTCAACAATGATGAAGCACTATGCCGCAAAGGTGACGCCCGAAGAAGCGAAACGGTTTATTGAGTTGAGGCCAACGCCATGAGCAAGTTCAACCGATCCGAAGCCAGGAAAACGCGCGTGGACATTTGCGGCGCAACTCGCAAGCGCATTTTCCACTCGCACGAAGCGGCGTTTGCTTTTATGAGTGACAAGCCGGAATTGAAGCGGTCTTACGTCTGTGGATTCTGCGCGGGGATTCACGTTACCAGCCAGTCAAAATAATGGACACCGACGAACAAATTGAGCAGCCGGAGCCGATGGCGGACGACGAGCTTGAAGCAAAGCTGTCCAAGTTCACGCCCGCCGAGGCTTGTAATTTGCGGGCGTTGTATGACAAATATCTCAAGGGCAAGACTGAAAAATGGCACGAGGAAAAGCTGATAGCTTGTGGCATCATCGGCGGGCGCGTTAAATCCAATGCCGAAATTCCGATGCAATGTTCACAGACACAGATGGCTGCCTATTTGACCGAGACTTATGGCAAGCCGGCTGGACGCGAATACTTCACCAGTCAAATAGCTACATGGATTAAAAACGAAGGCGCTCCGGGGCCGGGCGCGAACCGATATTTAAGCTCGGCTCAATTTATCAAATGGTTTCTGGAAAACAAATGGGAAGGATCGGCGACCGGCGGCGATTCAACCATTGGCGCGGGCGCAAAGGCCAAACAGGAATTGTATGTCGTCCAGTTGCGCCGCGCCGAACGCGCAGATAAAGAGGAGCAACGCAAGTTTGACGCCCGTTGGATGATGACCGAGGCGCACGACTTTTGGGGCGTTGGCTTGGCGACAATCACGCGCCAATCCATGTTGGCCGAGCATAAGAAATTTCTGGACGCGGCGAAACAGGCGGCAAAGGAATCGAGCGCGGATGATGCGTTGGCTGAAAAGATGATGACAGCATTGCGCCCAAAGATGGGTGCGGCGTTTGAATCATGGCAGGCAGACTTCACAAAGCGCACCGAAGAACTGGACGCATCGGCGCGCGAGTTGAGTGAACAAAAAAAGAGCGAGTTGAAGGTGAACAAATTGTGAGCGCCGCCCGAACATCGTCATTTCTCGCGGGGTTCAACAAGGCCATTAACCAAAAGGTTTTTAGGGGTGAAATTTACGAGAACCACGCTGGCAATGTTTATTTGAAGGATTTTCTGGACTGCCATTTTCACCGCAAGATTTTTCGAGACGCAAAGTTGCCAAAAACGCGGCGGCAGGGATTGCGGGCGGCAAACCAGATTGGAAAGACTCGCATTGGAGAGTGCATAATGGTTTTTCGCATGGAACATGATCCCGCGAACATGGCTGTTTATGATGAGACGATTGAAAAAAGCCGCGACCACATGAGCAACCGTTTCGGGCCGCTTTTGAAGTCCATTCCATCGTTCGGGAAAATCTTCAAAGACATCATGGCGGCAAACCGATTTGACGTGACGACGCAGGACATCCGGCTACCCGGCATGATATTCCGAGCGCGACCGCTCAATGAGCAATGGACACAATCAATCACGGTGAGATATGGAATGATTTCAAGTGCGCCGGGCGTTCGTCCGGTCGCGTCAGCACGAGCAAGATGATTTCTGGTTTGTCGAATCGCAGGGAGACGCGGTTGAGGGGCAAATCGGCGGCGGTTTCAAAGAGTTCATGGCGACAACGAACGACTCAAAACTTTGGGTCAGGTGCCCTCTTTGCCAGACCCGCCAGCGATTTGTTTTCCACCATGAACGCACGCAAGACACTCCGATTTTCGCCCCGCTGTCCGTGTCTTCGCTTGACCGCGAAGCGTGGATTGCCCACAACAAGCCGATCTTGCTTTCCGAAGAGCACCGGCACGCTGGATTCAGGGTTGAGGGCGAATTAAAAAAGGATGACGGGGGCATTAACGAAAAACAAATAATGCGGGCAACGGTTTATGAATGTCTGCACTGTGGCGGGATATGGCGAGATGACGGATTATATGGTGAGACGCGGCGTTATCTTGACCGGGAAGCCGGTCTGGATGATAACTGGATTGCCACACGACCGGATGCGTTGCCGGGTTATCTCGGATACTCGCTTCCAGTATGGATTAACCCGATTATTTCATGGGGCAGCGCCATGTTGTTTTTTCGTCAGGCGATGGAAGCTAAAAAAAACGGGAATCTTGCAAACCTTCAGGAGTTCCGAACAAAATGGGAAGGTGAAGATTGGGATCAATCAGCAGAACGAAAAACATTCCATCCGGCATTCGACATTGGAAGCTACGAGGCCAACCCGGACAATCTCGGCTACGGTGTGGACACAATGCGCCAGATGACGGTGGACACAGGAAAATCACCAGAATCCGAAACCAATGTCATTCAAATCGGTCAGTTGTTTTTTGAAAATCGGGATTTCAACAACGGAGCAGAATCGCTTTCGCGCGGGGCTTCTCGGCAGATTGCCCGTGGAATGGTTCAAGATTGTGTAATGGACACTCCAGAAGGCCGCAGGATTGTATCCTGTTGGGAATTGCTCGCTGCTCAACAGAAGTATTGGCATATTACCAACCGGCACGTCTTGATTGACCTTGGATATGCCCCGTCACAGGTCATAGAGGCGGCTGTAAAATTCCATGAGATTGTGGATTTGAAGGGCAACCGAGTAGAGCTTGAGAATTATGGAAAGCAGGTTGATTGGGCAAGTTGCTGGCGTGGTTGCATGGGAAGCGCAACGCGAATCGGCCCATCAAAGAAAGCATTCCACGAATCGGCCATACCTGGGCTTCAAAGCACGCACGACAAATCTGGAAGGCTGCGGAAAATATCACTTTCTCGAATCGCGTGGTGCAATTACGATTTTGAGGATCAATTTGAGCGGATAGTGTTGCTCAAGACAACTTCTGTTGGATGGGAAATTCTGCCGCAAGACAAACTGGTGATTGTCGGGTTGGATTTGAAACCGAACATGGAACTGACGCAGAAATACATTGAATTTGAGCGGGACATTGAAGGCAGTGGACAATTCAGATCGTGGGTGAGCGGCCTGAATTCGCGCACGCTGGATGATAAAAAACGCAAGTATATTGACAATGCAAAGCAGGCTTATGCCAAAGGACAATGGACGGAGCCGCGCGATTGCGGGCTGATGCAGCTTGTGGGCGCGGCGTCGGAAGGGATGCTGGGCCATGTGGCCACGGAAGAATGAAAAAAACAAAAATGGCTTGTTTTTGACTTTGAGCCATTGGCGATGGCCAATGCACCGATTCAAACGCGGGAGCCGGAAAGTTTCGCCGCCGGCGATACGCTCTGGTTTGAGAAGTATTTTGACAACTATCTACCCCAAAACGGATGGTCGTTGAAATACACGCTTACAACCCTGTCCGGTCAGGACGCCACATCCGTCCAATCGGTTGTTTCAGACACCAATCCCAGCCGCCATAAAATTTACCAGCAAAACTTTGCGATCAATCTCGATGCGGCTGATTACATCTTTACCGGGGAGATGGTCAACTCAAATACAGGAGATCGCCACCAGACTTACAAGCAGGTTTTGACCCTGGGCGGCGACTTGAGTGACGGTTTGAATTCCGTTCCGCTTATTTCACAAAACCAGCAGGATTTGAATGAAGCCTATTGCACCCGGCGCGAGCTGATAAAAAGCATCTTTTCAAAAACGGTGGATTTAAGAAGTGAATTTGAGCTTCAAAGTCTGGCGGCCATTAACAATCTGATAAAGGAGCTTGAGGAAAAGGTGATTTGGGAAAAACGCGCGGCTCGCGCGGCCAATGGTCAGCCGGACGGTTCAACTACTTCGCCAGTGATGCGGGTTTTTTATTAAAATGAAAATTCCAGTCCTAAACCTTCAGTTGAGAAACCCGTTTGCTCGCGCAGTTCGAGGAATAACGTCAGCCAATCAGCCGATGGTGGAAGTTCCTTCATCCGGCGACATTGACACTGATTTGAAAATGCTTTTCAGTCGCGTTCGCGGCTGGGGCGAAGGCGTTCCGCCGGAGGAAATCAACGGGGCAGTCCGTGCGGTTTCCGACTTGAACACCCGGCTTGTCAGAAGCTACGAGGCCGCTCTGACGACCGGATTGGACGCCGACTGGCTTGGCACCTACGGCTCGGCCAACACGGAAATCCTGCCGAACAAATACACTGTGCGCGCCCGCGAGCGCACGTTGACCAAAGATCACGCTCATGGCCGGGCCATTCCGCAAATCATTGCCGACAACGTGGTGGGCGACGATCCGTTTGAACTGGAAATGACCGCGATGCGTCCGGCGACGGCGGAAGAAAAGTCGGATTTTGGCGATGAGTCCGGCGTGATTGACCAAGTGGAAGACACGGAAGTGAATGACGCCATTGAAGCGTGGTGGAAGAAATTCATCCGCATGGAAAATTTCACGGTGAACGGGAACATGAGCTACATTGAATGGCTCCGGGTCGCCATCATTGCAACCGTATCGCCGGGCAACGCCCTTTGCGTTGAACATTTCGGATTTCCGATGAATGGATTTGGTTACGCGGTAGAACTGCTTGAGGAGGACCGAATTCAGGAAACCTACATGGACATTGCCAAGAACGGAAACCCGATTCGCGGCAGCATGGAATTCGACAAGAATTATCCCCGCCGGGTGGTGGCTTACTGGATTCTCACGCGCAACCCCGGAGATTTTTTCACGCCGGGATTAAATGACACGGAGAAAGTTTTCCGCAGACGATATACGGCGGATGAAGTGATTCTGTTTTCCAATCTGCGCGAGCGCCCGGAGCAAGACCGTGGCATGAGCAACATGGCGGCGGCGATGCCCGCCCAATGGAAAAAGGAGCAATATGCCCGCAGTTTGACCGTGGCGGCGATTTGCTCCTGCATCCGGGCGTTTGTCATTGAAAAGAAAATGCCCACTGGAATTGAAATGCCGCCGGAATTGCAGAATGCCTGGCGCAATGTCATGGCGAATATGTCCACTGGCGGCAATGGAACCAGTGACCCGGCGCAAACACAACAGGGCGTTGGCCAGCCCGTGAAAACATTTAAGCCCGGACAGGAACGGGAAATGCCGTGGGGTTATGAGGTGAAGACGCTGGCCCCGGAATTTCCGATTGAGGCTGCGCATGATTTCATCCAAGACCTGTTGCGCGAAATCGCCGTTGGAACGGATGTTCCGTTTCAGGAATTGAGCGGGGATTATCAGAATCTCGGATTCATGGCCGCGCTGTCTTGCAAGCAACCATTCCAACGCAAGATGCGGGTGAGACAAAATGTATTCAAGGAACATCTCCGCCGGATATTCCGAAACGCGCTAAAGCAGTCCATTCTTTGCGGCTGGTTTGACCGGAATTGCCCGGAAGTTTCCGACAAGATTCTGCTTTCGCGTTTGGATGAATTCGTTGACGCGCACGAATTCAAGGCGCAACAGTTTGATTTTATCAATCCCTTGGTTCAAATGCAGGCGCTTATCATCGGAAATGAATCTCAACATTTGACCGACCAGCAGGTGCAAGACGCCCTGTCACGCGGACAAAAGATTGAGAAACACTACGTTCAACTGGCGCGCGAGCGGAAGATGAAATTGAAGCTGGGATTACCATTGAATGAAGAAGTGACCGAGCCGCAGATTAACAAGGAGGGGGACGCTCCGCCCGGAACAACCAAGCCGGAGGCTGATGAATTGAATGCGGACGGCTCCGCCAAAACAACGCCAGCGCCAAAGGTTTCCAGACCAAAATCCCGGTCAATGCGGGGGGCAACTGTGCGGGCGGCAAGAACAGGCGCGACGCCGGAAGTTTTTCACGAAATGAGCAACAATGGAGCGCACTAATGAGTCCATTTGCCGAACACGCTCGAAACGTAGCGGCTTATCAGGCCATGCTAAAGGGTGATGATAACTCCGGAGGGGCAACGCTGACCTTTACCACGCTGACCCCGCAAGTCACGGTGGATTGCACTTTCGACCGTATTCAGGACAACTTCGATCAAATCGCTGGCGGACAGTCCCCGAAACTTTTAGTTGAAGGGTGCGTTTTCTTGGCGGCGAAAATTCCGGCTGAAAACCAACCGGCGATCCGTCGCGGATTAAAATGCAATTTGAAACCGAATCCGAATGCGGCAGTCATTCCTTTGGAATTATTCATTGGCGGACTGGAGCAGGGCGGATTGATTTACCGATTCATGCTGCGCGATACGAACTACGGCGCGTGATTTAGGCGGCGGCGGTGTGGAAGATGACGGAACAATGGCTTTCCGGCAGCGACCGTGCCGCCGCCTGCCGTTGTTGACTTAAACAATTTATCGTATGGATACAGTTACTCCTGACCAAAAAGAAAAAACGCCCGCCGTGGAAACGGCAGCGTCTCAACAAACGCCTGAAGTCAAAGCGCCGGTTGAAATGACGAGCAACCATGACGCTCCGATCTACCGCTATTTCCGGGCTGGCAAGGATGATTTTGAGGATGAAAACACCTTCCAAGTCAAGATGTCAAGTGAGTTTCCAGCGGAACAGCGGGCCACCGCCGAACATGAACGCCTTGGCATCGCCAAGCAGGGCGAAAAATATGTTGAGATATTGAGCCATGAAGAAGGCGATGTGGATTTGAGCCGGTTCACTGGCGAAAATCGGGCCGCATTGCTGGACGAACACAATGACAACCGGCATTTGGGATTCATCAAAACCGCCGCACTTTCAAAAGACAAGGCGACTCGCGGAGTGGTGACGTTTGACAAGGTTGCAAAACTATCCGTTACACGCTGCAAGCAAGTTCGCGCCGGCAGCCGGCCAAATTTTTCAATCGGTTACTCCCACACCCGATACCTTGGAACACGCCCTCTGGATGATGGCCGCACTGGACACGTTTTTGCATGGCAGGGATTGGAATTGTCAAACGTCGCCGTGCCAGCCGATCCTACCGCTCAAAAGGGGCGCAGCAAGAACACTGAATGCCATTGCATCCGCTGTGGCGACATTTTTGGCCGAAAAGAATTGAACGATAATTTTATGTGTCCCGATTGCGCTGACGCGGAAACCCCGGCGGAAGATGATTCAGAAAGAAAATCAGGCGAGCGGATGTTCAGGTCAAAATCCAAAGACGGAAAAGAGTTCCGAGTCTCGCACAACGATTTGAAGCAAAAAACCGTTCGCGCCCTGGACAACGACAAACGGTTCAAATACAAGCGGGACAACGGCGACATGGTTTCGGACTTTTACCATCACGACAATCATCAGGTGAGCGCGGACGGAACGGATTTTCAAGCCATTGTTTCCTCACCGGCATGGCGTGACGGCAGCAAGCTTTTCGCCGTTGATTTCACCTATGACGGCAATGATGTTGCGTTGGGAGAAGCGACTCAAGTTGAGCCAAAAACTACACTGGAGGCGGTTGACAGGGGTCTTCCGTTTGACGCAAAAACATTCCGTGCGGTTGACTTTTTGAAATTATCAAATGCGGAAAACAACCCGCAGTGCAATTTAACCAAAACGATTATGGCCAAAAACATCGCAGAACTCGAAACCGAAGCTCCGGCTCTCGTTGCGGAAGTCCGCACCGCCGAAAAAACCGCCACTCGCAAGGCTGTCCTTGATGAAGTCCATCAATCGGCAGAAAAGCGCAGCGGCAAGATTGCCGCCCAGTTGACGGAACTCCGCACACTGGCCGACGCTCATTGCAAGGATTCCGGCAAAAATTGGGCCGGGCCGGACGGCGCGGTTGTGGTTGTGGCGGATGAAATTCGCAAGCTGGAACGCTCCGCTTATGACGCGATCACCGCCCTCAATGACGAAAACACTTTCAATTCCGAGGCGGCGATCATCCGCAACAAGTTCAAGACGGACGCCGGCGAGCTTGTCCGCAATTCGTATGCCCCGCGTGAAATGCGCGAGGCCGGCACTTTGGCTGCTGATTTGTCCGAGAAGGTCAGCCTGAAGCGGATGTGGGACAAGGCCAATGAAGCCTTTGAGAAGGGCGACCGCCGGAAATGCTTCATGCTCTCGGATGGCGCTGAATTTGAGGCTGACAAGGAACTGCGCAACATCTCTGGGAAATATCCGGGCGGCTTGGGCTACTCCCCCGAAGGCCAGTTGTTCCCGCTCAATGCGCGTGGACACATTAGCTCGTCCCTGAAACGGACATTGCGCGAAGTGGATGCTCGCCGGGCCGGTGGTGAATACATGACGCGCGACTCCCTGCTTTCCGACTTCCCGACCTTGGGTGCGTTGGTTCCACCGGAATACATGACGCCGATTGAGTTGCTCCGCAACAAATTGGTGTTGGTCGGAAACGGTTTGATGGAAGTTCACGGAGTTGTTGGCAACCCGCTGACTTTCCCGCGCCTGTCGGCTCCCACGCAGGCTCAATCACTCGCGGAAGGCGTTGCACTCGCCACTTACGACCAGACGTTCGATCAGGTGAAACTGACCCCGCATCGCGTCGGAACGGCGCAGAAATACTCCCGCCTCGGCATGAGCCAGGCTCCCGGATTTGAAGCGGTCGTGTGGGATGACCACGCGCGCACCGCCGCACTTTATATAAATCGAGGACTCATCAATGGCTCTGGTGGTGGTGATGACGTTCTTGGTATTTTGAACGCCGTTGGCATCGGCGGATTGCCATTTGGCGGCAGCGCGGCAAACGCATGGAAAAACATTTTCGGCCCCGGCGGTCTTGTGACTCTCATCCGCAAGGCTAACATTGACGACGACATTACGCTTCTGTCCACGTCAGTTGGTGCCGGCACTTTGCGCACCACGGCGGCTGCGGTGGTAGGCGCTACGGCTTACGGCGTCGGCCCGCTGGCGGCGATTTTGCAGGGCGATGAAATCGGCGGGAAGGCATTTGAGGAAAGCCAGCAAATCCCGGCGGACATCCTTTTGGCGGTAGCGGCCCGCCACGTCATTCTGGCGACTTGGGCTGGTCTCAATGTGGTTTTGGACACGGTGCAGTTTGCCGACCAAGACAAATTCCGGCTGGTTACGAACCAGTATTACGACGTGGGGCTGCGCCACTCGCAGGCGGTTGCCCGAAGCACGGACAGCATCACGGCTCTGGCATAAACACCTGAAACCAAACACCAACATTTACAAAATCAAACGACAAACACTATGAAATTCACCAAATTCATCATCGGACTGTCCGCAATCGCCGCCCTTTGCGTCAGCGTTTCCCGCGCGCAGGTTTATGATACATTTTCAACCCTGCGCACCGCGAACATCGGTTCCGTGTCTGCCATCGGAATCGGCGGGACTCCTCTCACCAACGGCCCCGTTGACATCGTTGGGTATATGGGACGCGGCACGGTCTTACTGACCACGTTCACGAACAGCACTGGCGGCGGGAACCTGTATGCCGCCATTGAAACCTCGCCGGATTCAACGAACTGGACGCAGCTTGCGAACTATGCGGTAGTCACTTCGCCGACTTCAGTTTCCTACACAAATATGTTTTTCGGAAGCTCGACAAACCTGGTTGTGACGGATAACTTACTGCTCCCTGGGACGATCACCTACCCCACGGCGGCAAGCAGCGGTTTTGCGACTCCTTATCTGTCTCCCCTGCTGTTCACCAACACCGGCACCGTCAACGTGTCCAAGAACGGGAATTACCTGATCGGGATCAACCTGACTGACAGCGCCCGCTACTTGCACGTTGTCTGGACTGGTTCCGCGACGAACGGCAACACGATTGTCAATGCCGTGTTGAATGGGACGCGAGTCATTTCTCCGTAATTGTTTTACGGGAAAATCAACAAACAAAAACAAAATCCAAAGCCATGAAATTAATAGCCATTCAGCCGTTCTTTAACAGCAAGGTTCTCAACGTCACAGTTGATCCCAAAAGCAAGGGGTTCGTAAGCAAGGACATCATCCACCGGGGCGCAAGATTCTCCATCGGCACCGCCGACTTGGACAAGGACTTGCAGGATCACGAGAAACGGCAGTTGAGTGAACTGCTCCGAAACGGGCAGGTCATGTTCGACAACAAAGAGAACAACGAGAACGGTCGGGTTGACGGACTTTACCGGGAAATTGACGCGGAACTTGCAGTGGCGGCGAAGACTGCTCAATCCGCTTCTGCAAAATCAGAAAAAACTTAACCATTCTTTGTCATGGTTCCTGACCGCGCTGGATTCGCCGCCAGCGCGGTTTTTGTTTGTCGAAAAATTCCGGTTTTTTATTGACAACTGCCGTTATTTTGGGTAATCTTTTAATATGGACAACCGCGAAAATATAAAACAACTGCTCGAAGAAACTCAAAACCGGATCGCCCACATGGACGGCCCGGAATCGGTGGTGGTCGAACTGCTGCGCTGCATCCGCGCCTGCTATCTGACGCATCGTGAAATCCCAATGCTGCAACACCTCGCGCCGTTCGTGCTGCGCGAGAAGGAAATACTTGATAAAGAGTAAGCATCAAACGTGCGGTCTTGTCCGCCTACATTAAACAACCGCCGCACTCAACTGTGTCCTTTTGATTTCTGTGCCCTACTACATTGAGATCGGCCAAGAAGACGCGCGTGGTCGAACGCAGCGCGTGCTGTTGAGGCTTAAAGCGGGTGACGACGAAGCCAGCACGCCGCACCGGGTCATTGAGAATCTGCTGGCGCGGGCGGCGGAAGAAGTGGTGAAGAAGCAGTTGCCGCCGTCGGGGACGACGTTCGGGAACCCACGATGAAGGATTGAGCTATTGACTGTCTTCGTTTTTTGAATGGCTGCCACAAAAATGACAGTGACGGTGGACACGCGGGAATTGGATCGTGAAGTGATTCCGGCGTTGCTGGCGTATGGTCGGCGCACGGTGGAGGAGCAATGCGTGACGAGCGCGACCTTTATTGCATTCAACTGGCAAAAAGGCATTCCGGCGGCTGACATTGCGGAGATAGACGCAAACCTGGATGAGGTGGTTCGGGTGGCGAAAGCGGGCGATGTGACGCGGGGGATGGAGATTGCCATGCAGCGCACAAATCCGAACTCGCCCTACAGCGTGGCGACCGGCAACCGATGGCCCCTGGCGAAGCCCGGCGGAAAACGCGGCAGCGCCGAAAAATTCCTTTACTATCAAATGGCGGCGGAGAGAATGAAGGCGCGGAGACATTCCTCAACCCACTTCCTTCAAGCTGGCGTTACGCCCATTATCCGTGAGGGCATGGCTAGCCAGCTTTACAAATACAACGCGGCGTTTGGTTCGCGGCGCGAGGCAAATGCCATCCGAAATCCACAAAACACTGTCAGCCCGGACGAACTTGGCGGAATGGAAATTGATTTGAAGGGCGATGACTGCGTGGTGACGGGTTCAAACGAGATTGGCGAGCGCGTTGGTCAAGGGAACGCCGTTTTAGACGCGGAGCACCGCCGGGCGAATATCGAATACTCGACCCCCGCGCTGGAAGCGGCTGTTGAAAAGGAAAAGGCGGATGGCTACGCGGAATTGCAGCGGCGCGTAGATTTGGGGTGGCGCATCAAATATCCGCAATGGGCTTGACGCTTTGACTTTACTGGCTTTGTAGATGCCAGTTTTGACCCCAACACCGAACATTCGATCACAGATTGAGCGAGCCTTGCGCGCGTATCTGACGGATTGCGCCGTTGGCACTTACGGCCAATTCCGGCTTTCGCACGATTATTCAGAACGGAAAGTCATTGATCCAACCGGGAACCGAGTTCCATTGATTGACATTTTTGGCGTGAATGCGGTTGAGGCGGTGAAAAACTCCCGCGTGGAGACGTGGCAGGTTCGCATTGACCCGGAGTATTCCGCCTCAACGCAGCCAAACGACCCAAATCCGAACTGGAACTGGACAGCGATTAACAATCTGGCCGGGCTTGTCATGGCGGCGATGTCGCAAACTTCCAATGCTGGC